TTCTATTCCTTGTTTAGTAATATCCGCTTCTGTTATACCTTGTCTAGCACTACCGAGATTACCTGTTCTAGCGGCTCCTAAATTTAATTGATTAGTTCTATCCGAAATAAATTTACCGACCCTATCCTCAACTCTACCCGCAACTCTATCTAAAAATGGATTAAAAAATTCGTCAGTACTAGTCGGGTCAAATCTTTGACCTATTCCTTGTCGATATACATCAGCACTTTGACCTAATACATCTGTTCCTGTTTGTAAAAAAGGCATATAACTACCAATAGCTTGGTCAGTTAAACCAAACGCTCTATTTTCTCTAGGGTTAAAATTAGCTATACGTTGTCCCGTATAAGAATAAGGATTACTATCAGGAACATTAGGGTCGCTTAATCCTCTTTGTAATAAACCACTAGCCGCTGGAAAAATACCAGTTTCTAATATATCCGCTACCTGTGGTGCGGGTGCTTGGGAGGAAAATTCTCGTTCTTCTCTACTAGCCATATCTCTGATTACCTTTATTATTAAATGCGTTTAATCTAGCGATACCTAATTCGTGATTACCGCCACCAGCATGGTCTACCGCTGCTTTTGATAACATAAACTCACCATCACTCGCAAGTACTGGTATTATATCATCTTTTGGACCTCCTGGACCTACTACGGGGTCACCTTTAAACATAGGTCTTGCTAAAATTTTAGCAGGGTCTCCTCCCATATTCATCCCAATACTATCTAAAGTTATACCTTTATTAGGAGCTTGATACGAAAAACTAGGGGCAGAAGCAGGGGCTAAAAGTTTTTTGTCGTCGTCATCGAGGATTTCTGCTAATGTAGCTATTCCTTGCATAGCGACATTAATCCAACCTGCTGCTTCAGAAGCAGTCATCGGTGCGTTCATAGCTTCTGTTGTTGCAGCTATAGCTTCTGTTGTTGCAGCTGTAGTAGTCTCAGGCAGTGACGCTTTTATATCAGCGTTTACTTTTGCCATTGCTTCATTGGGATTGGGGTTTTCAAAAAGAGATATTAAACTTTCGTCATCGATTGGTGGAATATCAACTTTGGGTTTCTCAAAGGTTGGAGTAAATGTAGTCATCGCGTCTTCCATAGATAAACTACTTCCAACCTCAGTAAGTTCATCTCTACCAAAAAGATTTAATAATTCTTCTAAAGTCATATCTTCTAAAGAAGATATAGGTTTACCACTTTGAGCTCCTAATTTTTCTTTTAATGCACTTGCAATACCCGTATCTTGATTATTAGTAGCTACATTAAAATCGGCTCCTTCTAATGTTATATCTTCAGCAATATTTTGAGTATCTTCACCAATATTTTCTAAATTTAAATTAGTTATTCCTCCTTGTCCTTGACCGCCTAAAGCGTTAGCGTTAGCGGGAGGTAATTTTTGTTCAGGTTTATTAGTTATTTGGTGGAGAGTAGAAACCCCCGTCATAACTGCCATTGCTACGAAAGACATTTAGTTCCCTCTAATTCTTTAATTAAATTTTCTAAGTGTTTTGTTTCAGGAGCAGATAAAATTAAATCATCGAAAGATTTAGCAATGACTTCATTTTCTACTTCTTCTATTGTTAAACAATCTGTTCTATGTACGGTAATAAAAGTACATTCTTCGTGAATAAATAAAACTCTTTTTGTACCTATTTCAGTAATACCGTGGAAAGGTGCTTTAACACGCTCCACACCTTGTTCTGTAAAAATAGAGGCTTCACCTTTCATAATAAAAAATGGATGATTTTTAGCATGAATTCTAGTAACTACTACTAAATCTTTAGGCATTACGATTGTTCTTATGTACAGTCCATCTGCAAAATTGTGCGTAACAGCTCCCTCATTTTCACCCCTTAACTTTTTATTAGATTCTTCTTGATTAGTTTTTTTACAAAAATCATCTACAGCTTCTTCAAACTGTTTTATTTTACTTTGAAACTCTATTTTGTTTTTCTTATATTCAAAAAACTCACAAGCCTCTTGATAAGTTAGTTCTGGAGTTTTTATTAAACTTAAACTCATTATTTCCTCTGCGTTTATTAACGTATTAGCGAGTTAAAGCCCGTCTCGTAAGCTGCAGTTTATATAACTGTAAAGTGATTATACTTTATGAACTAATAAGTTGTATAGCCCTTAATTATCTTTTTCTTCCAAAATAGCTCTTATCTTTTCTGCTTTTTCTTTAGCTGTATCGGCATGTAATTCAGAATCTACTACTTTTTCTAATTTAAAATTATCTAATTTTTGGTTCGGGATATACCTCCATGTATATCCATCTTCGCTATAAACACCAAACACGGTTTGCGAGAAACCAATTTTTATAATCATAGCCGTTTGTCCGTCTAGAATTACTTTATCACCTTCATCAAAAGGAGAAAATAATCTAAAAAATGCTCCTTTTACAAAAGTTACAGCGTAATCTTTTATAGCTAATCCTAATAATAAAGTAAGTACGAATCCTATAAATTCAATATAAAAATCGTTTAACGTAATTTCAAACATGGACATATCATACATTAATGTATCGTTGTTTTATGGTCTTCAGTACCATATGACGACATTAATGTATCTAATTTACCCACAACTATCATCCCTAAATTTTCAGCGTGTTGTTCTGCTTCTTCAAAACTGTCGGCTATAATATTTGGTCCATCGTAAGTAACTCCATCGTATTCGAACTCTGTTAAATAAATTTTTAAATTATCAGTCATATTGTTTTAATTTAGTTTTACTTGCACCGCCTGTACCTGCATATAAACCAAACCAAGCGGCTCCCGCTCCTACAACAACAGATACAAATCCACTTTGTTCTAAACTAGGGGTATCTAAACCCATGAACCATACACAAGTTTTATATAATAAAACTATGTATATTGTAATAAATAGTCTAGGAAAGATTCTCCAAGAGTCTATAGCTACCGCTAAATCTACCCAAGTTTGGAATTTATTAGGTTCGTATTTCTTTTGCGTAGTATCTAATTCTAACTCTAATTTAACCTTCTGGGGTTCCCCAGCTTTTATGATTTCGTTAGGTTGTTCCATAATAATCACCTACCAAGAACAATAATAAAGTATTTTTTGGTGATTGTTAATGCATTAACGCCAAGCGGGTCCTTCTATCCAAGTAACTAAACTTTTCCTAATTCCTTTAATAACAGGATTTACCTTATGAGGCATAAAAGAAGGAAAAATTAAAACTCTACCTTTTTCTCTTATAATATTTTTATCAAAAGGGTCTGATATAATATCATTATCGAATTCAAAATCACCTCCTTCATATTCATCTGAATCAGATAACTGTATAGTCATACTAAGTTTTCTATCATACATTTCTCCTCTGCCTACAAAGCTATCTATATGTTTATGATAAAAACCTTTATTTGCTGCCAAGTATTCCGTATATTGAATATTAAATATTCTTTCAATATCTAAACCGAAATGTTCTCTATTAATATCAACAAATAAATTTGTACAGAGATTAGTTAATTTAACTGTATCTTCTCTACGTGGGTCTATCCAACGAATTTGAGACCTTCTAATATCTTTGTCTTGTTTACAATCCTCGCCTATTCTTTCGCCCACGACTCCAATTTCTTCTGGAAATTTTAATGCCATAGTTTTTATATCTTCAATAATATCATCTGGTAATACTTCAGGAAGCAAAAAAGAAACACATTTCATATTAATCTGTAATTCTTTCTTTGCACAATCCCTCTTTACCAAAATGACACCAACGACATTTCCATTTATGAGGGTTAGCGGGAAACTCTGTAGCTGTAGTCATATCTATAGCTCTAGCGTTTATACGGTCTCTTTTTAAAATTATTGTTTGTGTATCGTAAACAAACTTACTTATTTTATTATGGTCTAAATACCACATTTCAGTAACTATTTCTTCTAATTCTGGAAACCTTTTTAAAGCTATAGAACCATATAATTCACATTGTTCTCTATGAGCTTCTTCATTACCTTCGAACTTTCCTGTTTTAAAATCAATAACTCTAGCTTGTTTAGAAATACCTTCTTGATATACGAAAGAGTCTACTTTAGCTCTTCCCCAAGTATTATAATCAAACCAACCTGTGCGTTTCCATTCTTCGTCCCAAGCCCAATCTTCTTCACAAAGTACGTGACCTCTTTCATGAAGCTCTTTTAATTCTTTAAAATTATCTTCTAATCCTTTTATTTCTTCAGGTATCTCTTGATGAAACCCTCGAATATATTCTTCACAAAGTTTATGAATATATTTACCTCTATCCATCGCTGGACTTCCAGGCTCTTTTAATTTTTTAATGAATTTAAATTCTGCTTGTTTCGGACATTTTTCAAAACAACTTAAACGGCTATATGACCATTGATTTATCATGCTAATCTCCTTTTAGATATTATATTTGAAAATATTTATAATGTAATTGTAGTGTCTCCACCAGCACTAACAGACAAAGTACCTAAAGAAGACTGAGCCTCTAATCCATTGGTAGGCGGTCCACTAAAAACATCGGGGTCTATAGTAGCAATAGTTAACCAATTATCTCCGTCATATACTTGTAATTTATCTAAAGTCGTATCAAATACGATTGCTCCTAAATTAAATTTATTTTTTAATTTTTCTTCGGTAGTTATTTGTCTAGTATTATCAGGGTCAAACTCTCCTAAATTTAATTCTAATATTCTAAGTAATCTATTATATAGCTCACCATTAACTTGACCGTCAGAACTAAAAGGTAATGAAGTTCTTAATAATTTAGCCACTAGCGTTTTCCGTCAGGTTTTATTTCTATCCTATTATTACCTAATCGCCAACCAGTATCACTGTTTCCAGGATAAGAAGCGTCGTCATCTGATTCAAATCTAAAAGCTGCTTGTCTAGACCTAGAACGTAAATCTACTTTAGCAGAGGTACTCGTTACAGCGTTAGTGCTTTTAGTAGTTAATGTTTCTCCAGGAGCGTTTCTAGTTTTTAATACAAAATTTATTTGTCCTCCTCCTGGATTATTTAAAAATCTAACATCAGGTATTAATTTAGATATATGACTAAATTGTTCTCCTTCATCTAAATCCATATCTGAGCTTTCTATAAAAACATTAGTCATAGGACTACCATCATCGTCATAACCGAACTCATGTTCATATAAATAATTACTACTTGTGGCTCTTGGGTAAGGTTCTGTACCCGCGTCTAACCAAGCTGTTCTACTTAATACTCCGTAAGTCCATGCACCTATTTCATAGTTATAAGAAACATATCTATCTATTTCAGAACCGTTTTTCGAAGTATAAAACCAACCTACTTCGTTAAATTCTTCATTTAAAAAAGCATGAAATTTATAAACTTCTGAAATATTTATATCATCAAAAACATAACTCAAAACTGTACAAGGAACTTTTTGTACTGTACCTGTGTAGACATAAAAATTATCTACCGCCATCCAAAAAACACCTTTAGACGTTACTATCGCAGCATTAGGTCCAATTAATCCAGTTTCTTTATTTATTAAATTTATACCAAATGTAAAGGGTGGTCCGATAAATTGCATACTATATAAAGAAGTATCTGTCCAAACTAATATTTCTTGCCTAGATTTTACTGCTCCTACAATAGTACTACCTTCGGATAAACTTAAAGCTCCTGCGGTGTTAGTAGATTTTGGTTCCCATTCTACAATATTATCTTGGTCGCTAAATGCAATAAGCATTGGGTCAATTACTCCCGTTCTGGCTGTTCCTGCAGTATTTATAGGGTCTGTCCCTAAAACTATAGCGTGTTTATCTACCTGAGATACTAGGGTAAATAACCCTACTGTGGGGGCTAAATTAGCCCCTACTAGGTCGGATAACGCTTTAGCCCTATTATGATTATTATTACTAGCCCATTCTACTCCTGCAGAAGTGTCCCAGAAAAATATACCGCCATTTCTAGGATTAATAATTAAATCTTCACCGTAATTATCATGCGACCATAATCTTAATTGACTAGCAAAAGCTAATGGGCTTGTACTCCCCCAAGTGCTTTGTCCCCAAGTTCCTGCTCCCCAACCAGTTCCAGATACATAAGTATCTAATCCTATTTGTATTTGATAGTAACCTATAGTACTACTACCTCCATTATTCGAGTCAGAACCTGTAGCAGCTACTGGTGAAGTTATCGTATAACTATTCGCATTTACTACTGAAGA